TAGAAGAGCGTCGCAGTACGCTTCTTGCTACCGCTCGTGAGATGGCTAATGACGAGAAGTCCAGCCTCGCAGAGGTGAAAGCGCTTATCGCTCAAGCCGACGAAGTGGAAGGCAAGATTGACGCACTGAAGAAGATTGGCGAATTGTCCCCAACGCCTAAAGCCGAAATCACCAATAAGCCGTGGCAGGAATACGGTTCAGTGAAAGCCTCGAAGGTTTTCTCGGGCGGCACCGAAGATGCGAATTACAAAGCCTACACTTTTGGCCGTTTTCTCATGTCTCTCCGTGGCGACCAGAAGTCGACCCGTTGGCTTAAAGATAACGGTCACGTTAAAGCCAACTCGGAAGGCACAGAAAGCGCCGGTGGATATACAGTTCCAGTAATCACGTCACCTGACCTTATCTACCTTCGTGAGAGTTTCGGCGTTACTCGCCAACTCGCTCGCATTTGGCCGATGTCTGGCGATACTCTCCTCGTGCCTAACCTCACTGGGTCCAGCACTGTCTACCATGTCGGTGAAAACTCAGCGATTACCACGAGTGATTTCACGTTCGACCAAGTTCTACTGCAAACCCTAAAACTTGCGGCCGTGAACCCGGTTTCCCGTGAACTTTCGGAAGACACTATTATCGATTACGCCGCGATGGCCGCTCGTGACTTCGCTGTCAAGTTGGCTCAGCAAGAAGACCTCGACTGTATTATGGGAGACGGTACTTCCACATTCGGAAGTGTTACCGGTATCTTGAATGCAGTCTATGGATTGAACGCAACTAAGGCCAATATTGCGTCGCTCGTTCTGGCAGACACCGGTTCGGTAGCGGCGAATAAACCAACACTTGCGAATGTCCGTAAGATGGTCGGCCTTATGCCGCAATATCCCGGCGCTAATCCGGTTTGGCTTATGCATAAGCAATTCTGGTACGACTGTATTGCGCCGTTGTTGGACGCTTTGGGTGGTAACTCAATTCTGGATATCCAGAACGCTTATGGAACGAACCCGACGCTTTATGGTTACCCAGTGGTGTTCTCGCAGGTTATGCCTCGTGGATTTACTGGTAATGCTTCTAAGCCGCTGATGGCCTTCGCCGATATGAACCTCGGCACGGCTTTCGGTGACCGACGCTCTATTACGATTGATATGGCCGACCAGACACGGTTCTTGGAAGACCAATATCTGTATAAAGCGACTGAGCGCTTCGCGTTTAAAGCGTATGACCTTGGTAACGTTAATGCTACGGTTTCAAGTCAAGTACCGGGATGTATTATCGTTATGGCATCTCAGGCAACATAAGCCTCGGCTAATCACGACGAAAGCCTCCAGAATAAGAATCTGGAGGCTTTTAGTCTGTCTTGGGTAGTTTACCTATTTGGCGTTAGTTTCTTCCCGTGGAAGACCCTGAGCGGCTTCCAACTGGAGTTCAACTTCCACCATAAGTTCGGTCAACGTAATGTCGAGCGCCTTAGCAATCTTCTGCATGATTACGATGCCGACGGCGCGGCGGCCAAGTTCGATGTCCGTCATGTACGTCCGGTTTACGCCGGCCTTGTAAGCGAACGTCTCCTGAGCGATTCCGCGAACACTGCGGAGTCGCTTTATTGCGCGGCCGATTGCGAGTTCGATGTCCGTCCCCGGACTTAGTTTCTTTCCTGTCATTTCTTTACTAACCTTTCTTTATGTTTGCTTTGTCGTTGAGGCGAGCGGTGACCGTTTTGCCTTCCGTTGATGCCTTCGGGATGAATGCCCAATTGACGCTTTGGTTACGCAACGGACTATTCGCTTTTACGATGTGGCGGCCGTTAGTGCGACCATGCTTCATTGCTTTCATAATGCTTCTCCTAAGCCGGTGATTCGCCGCGCCGGCACGGCTCGCAAACAACTATATTCGCCAGAATCCGAGTCGGTCTTCGAAGCCGGCCACGACATCTTTGCAGAGGTCGATAGCCGTTTCGTTGCGAGCGTCAGTACCGAGTTCCAGTTTGGCGAAGGCCTGAACGATGAGAAACGCTGAACGGATGATGTCCGTTTGGTTTGTCCGATGCGTAGTCCTAAGAACGACCGAAGCGACTTCAGCAGGAAGGCCGGCTTCGCTCATCTTGATGAGGTCGGTAGTAGCGTTCATGAACGCTTCCAGTTGACGAGCGATTCTGTTCCGATAAGCATCGGCCCGAGCCTCGTCGTCGGCGGTGACATTGCTGAGGTCGAGTTCTTGGCTACGCCAATAATTCAGCATAAGGTCGGATAGTAGTTCTCGTTGTGACATTTGCTTCTCCTTGTGGGAGGCCCGAAGGCCTCCCAGTACCAAACTAAACTGCATCTACCATAGTCCAGCCGTCGGCCGTAATCTTACGAGCGGCGCGGTGACCATTGTAGTATTCCACCTCGTATTCCGTGACGGCCTTGGAGGACATCAAAAACAGGTACTTGCCACGAGCGACCTTAGCGCCGAGCAAGAGGCATTCCTTCCCGTTTGGGTCGCGGAGAACCGAGCCGGGAAGCATAAGACCGTGCTGAAGGTGAGCGACAACTTTGGCTACACCGAGCAAGTCCAATTCGTAATACATGACGTCACCGTCAATAGCGTGGCGAATCTCGTACTTTACTTTGCGAGCGCCGCCGTAACCGTGATAACCGAGAGGGCGAATCTTGATGCCGACGGTCGACGCAGTCTTCTGAATGTAGTCGACTGCCATCTGGGAGAGGGTAGAGTTATTCATACGGACGTTTTACCTTGGTATTACCGGGTTCGCCATAAACTAGTGAAGAAAAGTTTTGCGTATTCTGTTAATAAAGAAAAGGCCTACCGTAATGGTAGGCCTCGTGAGTGAGAAACTAAGTTCTCTCAGGTCCGCTTGATAGCCGTAGGAAGAGTTTCCATTCGGCCGCCGAAAACCATAATACTCGTCCCGAATACGAGGTGAGACATATTGTCTTCGCCCTTGAATTCCAAGTAATTCGTAAGGCCGTCGACATGATGATGGTGAAACGTGACGACGTAAGAGTTGTCTTGTGGCCCCCAACGATATTTCGTCGAGAAGTCGGTTTCCCAGCCGGCAATCGGTTCGTCTTCATCAAAGAAAGCGTTCACGGCCGTCAATACTACCGGACTGATTTCATCGGCTGTGGACATCCACTGTTGACATTCATTGCGAACGTAAAAACGTTCAGTGATAGCGCCTGTAATTGTATTCATATTATTGTTCCTTCTGAAAGGCCTACCCGAAGATAGGCCTTACTTCCTTTCTAATTAGCGGCCGGCCCAAGACTCGGATACGTTCGTGTCAATGTCTTTGAGAAGCGCTCTTATCATAATGAATGCGACATACTCGATGACTTGATGCGAAGCCTCCGTAACCGGGTTGTCGTAAATGCTCAAATAGTAACCAACACCGATGCCGCTTTCTACTGAACGTAAAACGATATGCAGGTTGCCCTTGTCACGATTCTCCCGGTCGGTGAAGTAAAAGTCGTAAGACTCACGAGCCGGCGCAAACGTTTGGTCCACCGTAGACAGGAGTTGACAAGTGAACTCGGGGACTTTGTATGGATTGGTGTCAGTGGATTTTTGTGACGGATAAGTTGCCGCGAAGCGGAAGGCTTCAGAGACAGCAGAGATACGGGCGATAGTGACCGCGAGGTCCTGTGTGAGTGTATTCATATGGTCACCTTACCCCTCGATTACCGGGTGCGCTCGAATGTTTCAGAGAAAAGTTTTATTATTATCGCGGATTATCGAAAGTATGCGATACTCGTTTTATGGGAATGACTCGTGAACAAGCGTTGTTGGAACTTGCTACATTCGTCAACGCGGACCAATATCCGGTAATAGATAGCGTTACTCTAGGAACGTTTCTAGACGACTATGTGCGTTACGGTGTGTGGACCGCCTCGACGTCCTACAGCGTAGGAGACCGAATCGTCCCGGTAGTTCCTAATGGCCGGATTTACGAATGTCGAGTCCCCGGTACTAGCGCCGCTACCGAGCCGGCGTTCGCGTATTACAATAGTTACACCGGCTGGTATATTGCCGAGAATGTTAGTAACCCGTGTCTGACTTGGGTAGACGTTGGGCCGGCGAATACCGAGCGTTACGATACGCGTTCGGCCGCTCGTGCCATATGGATATATAAAGCCGGGTTCGTCGCTAACCAAGTAGACGTATCCGAGACAGCGACCGATGTTAGCCTGTCACAATTGCAGAAACAATTCCTAGCGATGGCAGAGCGTTATCGACCGATGGTGGTGTATGTATGATAACTCCGATGCTCAACAAGATACTCGGCGACTCGGTGTTACGCGCAATCACTGGAAGTATTGCGACCTTGTACCGGCACACCGTAACGACTGACGGCCGTGGCGGTCAAACGGAAACTTGGCGGCCTATCGCTACATTTCCGGCTCGGTTCCGTAACAATGCAGACAACGAACAAATGATAGGTGACAGCCTCCAGACCATATCGACGTGGACCATGCTCTGTGACAGAAACGCTGACGTAATGGTACATGACCGAGTGAGAACAGATGCAATACCGGGTTATTACTGGGAAGTCAGCGGAACTGATTTCGGTCAGACAAACTTAATAATCCAACACGTAGATATGGTGCAGTATGGCGATGGAGAATGGTTGTAATGGACGAGAAAACTCAGATTGTATTTAACACACAGCAAGTAGTTGCTGGATTCGTGGGAGCGATTATTATGGTGCTAAAGCAAAAAGAACGGCGGTCATTATGGACGAATTTAGCCTCTGTCATTGCCGGAACGGCCTCGGCGACTTACCTTACTCCGGTTGTTGGTAAGATGTTTAACCAATCCGACCCTAATTATTTGTTGGGTTTTGCTTTTTTGTTAGGTGTCCTCGGTTTACGAGGCATTGAAATGATTGCAGACTGGACAGGACTCGACGGTAAAACCGAAAACTCGCGTAAAAAAGTAATTAATGGAGTAGCGAAGTGAACAGCATATCAATTAAAAGACTTGCAGTGGTTGTGCTTGTAGCCTTTATCGCCGCTTTCACTTCCGTTTTCGGCGATGGCGTACGCACCGCTGAAGCACACGACCTCAGCGAACTTGGCGCAGTGCTGGCACTCTACGGCTCGAAGGCGGTAGCGGCAGGTGTCTCCGCTGCGGTGAGTTCTGTGCTGGCGTTCCTCACGATGCCGTTCAAGGGTGTACAGCCTAACAGTTTGAAGGTGGGCAAATGAACCTGCAAAACTTCTACATACAAAAGGAACCAGCACCGTCAACCGATTGGCGTGTCTTTGGTGACATTACGGATGACAGTAACAATCTACTAGGTACGTTTGGTGTTGATGGAACGTCTGTCAATATGTGGTGGGTCACTCAGGATGACGCGTTTCAAGGCGGTATTG